TGATCAAAGGCTTTTGCGCTGCGGATATTATTTATTATCTCTTCATTGACGCGTTTCTTTTCAGCATCACTTATATCCTGTGAGTATCCAAGTTTCTGCCGTGCAAAGTCAAGTTCGGCATCGAGTCTTAACTGTAAAACTTCTAGCGCATCACGTTCTCCCTCTTCGGCAAGTCTGATATATTCTTCTGCTGCTTCTTTGCGTTTCTTATAACCCTCCACACCGACCAGTCCCGTATTGCGATATATCTTTGCGAGTTCAATCATCTTGCCCTGGCGATCTGTTTCGATCAACAACAGTTCACGTTCACGATCACCGACCGCATCCATAGCATCAGCATATTGCATACCCGCCAGACGTGCTTGTTTTAATCGTTCTCCAAGTTGCGCCCAGTTACCGGTAGCTATCGTGCGACTTAATTCATCGAGCATCGTCTTTAACCCGGACATCTCGCGACGCAATAAGTCACCCGTTCCTTGGGTGCTGTCCATAACAGCTTTAAAAATCTTTACTGCGGCATTTATAGATAAATATGCTGCACCAAGTTTTTTAATACTGCTCCAAAGATTATTGGTGCTTTTGACTTGTTTCTTTTGAGCCTCATCAACTTTAAGACCTGCCTGTTCGTATTCTTTGAGCGTCTGCTTCGCTTCGGCTATTTTCTTATTATACCGCTCAAGGTCTTCGAGCTTGTATGCTTTCTTGCGCTGTTGCTCGTATTTCTTTAATGCATCAGTAGTATCTTCAATAAGCCCCTTTTGCCGCTTCTCTCCTTCCTGAACACTGCGTTGCATTGACTTCGTTGCATCCTCAACCTGCTTAGTCTTTGTGATGTAATCCGCGTTATCCGCGACGATTTGCAGTTCTATTTTTTCGGCCATCGCTTATTCGCTTTTCAAAGTTTGAAATGAACCCAAAGAACTCAAATACATCAAACCGGCACAACCGATCAATCTCTGTCGCCTTTCCGTCGCACACCGTATAAAGTAAATCGGTCCAGTATTTTTCATTCGTAACAAGTTCTTTATATACATTCTTTACTCCTTCGCTTTCTCCTCTTTTAAAGTATTTCGGATAGTGATGTTGTAGGCTGGCATCCAACCGTCCACCAAGCTGGCTGCCAAGTGGAAGAAAGGGCTTACATCAAGCTCCTTACTCCAGCACTCTATTTTATCCTTCATCTTCGCTTCGTCAAACACCGTCACATCCTCGTCCGATTCATTGATAAACAATGCACACAACCTCAGTGCAGCAGCGTCTTTGTTTTCAATAGCTGCAACCCCGTGCAGAAGATTGTAAAGCGTAACGGCCAAGTCGCCCCAGTTCTTATTCGTCTGAACAAAATCATAAGCCTTTTGAATCTCTTTGAAAAGCTCTACGAAAGTAGTTGAGAATCCAAACTCAATCGAGATACGCTGAAGCTCACGGAATCGGTTAAATGACAAAGAGTCCTGAACGTAAAACGTCCGGCCTCCACAGGTAAATTTCTTTTCCTTAAAGTCTATTACTTTTAAACTATCCGTCATAATCAATCAGTTTATCAAATATCATTACAATCAATATCACTGCTGAAATAAAAACAACATGGTCAAAGAAATTG